TAGACTTATCAGTGATGAATCCTTTATCTGTATAGATGTAGTATTCATTCTTTAGTTTTTGAACAGTTGTTGTATTGTTACCTTGACCAACTTTGACTTTCTTATATTCACGAACTTTACGAATCTTTCTGGGATCGATATAACGTAGTTCTTTGATGCCCTCTCTTGGGTTGCTTTCGTCTACAACAGCGTGATAGTTCAAGCGACCATCTACATACCATTTCATAAAAATGTCGTAGCCTTGATTCGAGAAGTCTAGTAGTTCTAGAACATTGTCAAATTCTTCTCTAATCTTTTTCTTGATACCATCTGTATATTTTAAATCGTCAGTTACGCATTCAACAACTTTATCATTATATGAAATGTTAATAGCCTCGTTAATAATGTCGTCAACAGCCGCCTGAACTTCAGGTTGCTGGAGCATTGAACGATACTTTTGAATTAATTCTGCTTCGGATCTTGCGGATCCTTCCATGTCAATGACACTACTCATTGCCCCACCGCCACCAGGCGTGGAGACAACAGACATTGCACTTCCGTCTTCATTAGGCTCAACGAAAGATTTTATTTTATTGTCAGTCTCTTGTGCTTCGTCGGATTTGCGTTTGATTTCAAATCCAAACAGTTCGATAGCCATAAATGTAATCCTTTCAGTGAAATGAGTCAAGGAGTTTCCCCCTTGACTCTATTTATGTTTCACTCTTAGGCGTTAGTTCCGGCTAGACCAGTGTCACCGCCTGTTACCTGCCAGTAGTCATACTGGAATGTAACTGTGAACTCTTCGATGGTATCGTTAGTATCCCAAGCAACATCAATTGCAGAAACATTAGTTGGAAAGATGTTTCTGAAAGAATATGTTCTGATAGGAGTACCATCTTTACCGAACTGAGTGATTGTAGCATCATTGCTCTTGTATGCAAGAAGGCTGTTACCACCGTCACGAACATTGCCTTCGTGTGTGTTGATGGCTGCCATCCATTCTTCCATAGCATTGCGAATTAAGAAATCCTCATCGTTGATTACTGTTACAGTCCACTCTTCGAATGTTCTGTCTCCAGCAACTTTAATCTTACGACCAAAGTAAGGAACTTCAATAACACCCAAGTTTGAAGCAGGTAACTGTGCTGCCTTTACCATGAAAGGAGTCTTTGCATCACCTGCTCCGTTGATAGGGTTTGTTAATTGAACTTGGAAGAGGGTAGGGCGTGCCCCACCTCCCACAAGTTGATTTTTAATATCGTTTACGTTAAAAGCCATTGTTTAACTCCTTCTGTGTCTCTTATACTGCGCCTACGATTTCTTCAAATGCTACGCCAGTTCTGACTGCAACGAAGTTAAGCTGGATGAAGTTAATAGCACGAGCCGGTTTGATGTAGATATCGCCAACAAACTGATTTTGGTCGATAACTTCCGCTGTGTTATTTGTGTCATCGCAAACCACTTTGAAGTCATAGATGCCACGACGACCCTGAACTTCTCTTAGGAATGGCTCAACAATGTTTCTGAACTGCGCACGAGTAAATTCGTCATTGAATTCAAATAGAGTTGATCTTGACGCACGAGCGATAGCCTTTTCTAGAACGATGAACAAGCGGCGAACATTGATACGGTCGAATGCGCTAGGCTGGCTCAATAGTGTTTTATCACCGAATAGAACTGTGCCTTGTCCAGCTTGTGAGATTACAGGGTTGATACCCTTTGCATATAGTGCGTCTCTCTGAGCCTTATTTGGATTCAAACGTAGTTTAACAACATTCTTAACATTGCCACGATTGTAACCTGCTGGTGAGAACCATGGGTCACGCTCTTGGTCTGTTCTTGCGCATAGTCCTGCGATATCACCGTTTAGTGGTACCCAGCGATATGTATCACCGTACTTGTCATACTGATACTTGTATCCTGTATCCATAACAGCATAAGATGAACTTGGAAGTTCATTTCTGTGTGTGATAACTTCAGATTCTGATGTTGCTGCTAGAGGAGCAGATACAAACGCAACGCAATCTTTTCTTGTTTCACAGATATTATCGATGATATAAGACTGTAGAGTTGAGTTTGCTTTACCAGTTACGATTAGCGAAACATCATACTCTTCTGCGTTTTTGAACATGTCATAACCACCGACATATGTTCCGATAGTTGTGTTTGATTCGTCTGAACCATCACTGCCGCCTGCCAAGCGAGTATATTCTACTGTTGAAGGCAGAGTGATTGCTGCGTCGGCTGCAATGTATGCAGATTTTGCGTTAATGGCATCTGCCCAATAGTTTGTTGTACCATCAGCATTCTTAGCGCCAGAAACTGTTGATAGGTTAGCATAAACTTCTAATGCTGTTCCTGCTTCGCCAGTAATTTCGCCAGATGCGTCAACAACCACAACGTGAATTGAATTATCAACTGGAGCAGATCCGATGAATTTAGATACACCAGATTTTACTGTTACGTTTGAAGATACTGATGTGTTTGCATCACCAAAGTCTTCGTATCCTGTGAACTTGTTAGCAAAGATAATATCTGAACCAGAAATATCTTCAACTTCAACTTCGTAGCCGTTTAGTACTAGAATATCACCTTCAGTTAGAACACGACCTTCTGCGTTGATTGTTGTGTTACCGTCAAATGATGCTTTACCTCTATCCGCTGAAATGTCAACAAATAGACCTGCTAGTGAACCAGTCGCTTCAAATGCATCTGCATCTGATGCAGGGCATGTTTGAACTAGGATTGAGTTACCTAGTGTGCCTGGATACTTGGCTTCTAGGTGTGCAGTTGCGCCTGATACACCAGAAGCGTTTGCTGTTGCAGCGGAATCAGCAACACGAACAACATAAAGCGAATTGCTGTATGCTAGGAAGTTTGCTGCGCTGAAAAATGATTCGTAGTTGTCATCTGTAGGTGCGCCGAATGTTCTTACTAGGCTTACCTCAGAGTTGATTAGTGTAGGTTCGTTAACTGGTCCCCATGTAAATGGACCAGCGAATGCGCCTGTGCTTGTACTTACCGCTGGGATTACCGTGGTAAGATCAATCTCAGAGACATTTACACCTGGGCTTAATTGAAATGCCATTTCATTTCTCCTTGTTTTGTTGCATTTTGATTATAGTTGACCACATTGTTCAATTCTACTTGATATTTATAAAAATCGAGAACTGTCTTCAATAATCAAAAAATCTTGCGTAATTAGGATCAACCTTTTCTTCTTCTATAATATCGTCCATATTAAAACCAAATGGTGTCAAATCGTCCATAATCTCTTCTTCGCTTTTCTGTTTCAACCTCATCATTGTATTAATATCTGTTATTTCTTTGAAGAATGATTGGTCAGTCAACCATCCAAACAGCACCAAGCCCATTACCATATCATCGTGTGCTCCAGATTCAGCCTCATATGAGACGCCTTTTCTGGAGAAAGTAGAAAGTTCGTTTATAGTGTTGAAATCGTTGACTATCAATTGATCCTGTTCAATCAACATTTTCAACATATTACATCCGATTGCTTTGACTGACTTAGTGGTACGAATGCCCTTGTCTACATTTCTTCCAAAGCCACCAGATATTCTTTTACCTGATCTGCCAGCACTTTCTGTATAGAGAATAGTCTCTAACTCAAAGTCAAAGTGCAGCGTTTCAGTTACTTGTTCGCCAATGTCATTTACTTCCACTAAGACATAAGCATCGTTATAGTTCTTTGATATTCTATGTATAATCTCCGCATAGTCGATAGGTGTTATCATATTATCACGGAATATACACACTTGCTTATATGGCATCTTTGTCACATCAAAGACAGAAAATGCAGAATAGTCTAGACCTTTACCTCTTGACACGTCTGCAACCATAACGTATGTATTGCCCTTGACTGGCTTATCATACATCCTAATCTTATTGCTTTCGGCAATTGGATCCTTGATAACAAGTGTCTTTAGCTTAGAACCTTCGATGAGTGTGCCAGATGAGCCTAAGAAAGCACACTCAAATTCTTGGGCAAACTTTTGATAGTCATAGTCCATAGCTTGAAGTGTTTCTTCTTTCCATTTATCATCACGACCAGGAACGTCATACCACATGACTTCAAGAAACTTGTAACCGTTCTTGCCTTCTCTAGCACCTTCACATGTCTTATAGAAGTGATTAAGACCATTTGGTGTAGACGTGAAAAGAATCTTAGTTGTCTTACCAGATGAAATAGTAGGAAACACAGAAGCAAAGAACTCGTCCCAGTTTTCAACGAATGCAGTTTCGTCAATGTATAGAAACGAAA